CCCTCGACATGTGCCTGCGCAGCGAGGATGTACGCCCCGAGGATCGTGTCGCTGGCCGTATCCGTGATGTTCAGGTGCAGCTTGGTATCGGCTAGGGTGACGGCCTGCGACCCAGGCGTAATGAGCTTGAGCGCCACGCCGTCCTCCGGTTATTCGTAGGCCGCAACGGCAGCCGGGTTGTCATCGGCGACCCCATCGGCCACCAGTGCGGCAATCTCGGCCGCGTCGAGTTCGACAACCTGCTGGCACTTGCCCGCACGGCAGTCCACGAGCAGCAGCGCCTTGCGCGTGCCCTCGGGTTTCGCTTCCTTCTTTGCCATCCAGTCCTCCAAAGAAAACGGCCCCCGAAGGGGCCGTTCTCGTCACGGCTCTTAGGTGGCCGAGTTCGCGTAATACTTCACGGTCGCACCCGAGAGGTCGATCAGGTTGCCGCCAGCGCGCATCCACGCGAGGAAGCCGACCTGGCCGTTCTTGGTGTAGGCCGAATCGGTGAAGCGGAACAGCGTGGCCGACATCACGTCACGGATGCGGTAGTTGCCGAGGCGACCGAACAGGATCGACTTGGCATTGGCCGCCATCGTGGCAACGTCCTGGTTGATCACGATGTCGTAGCCGAGCAGCGTGTCCGGCGCGCCGCCCGGAACACCCGTCTCGTAACCCGGCACGAAGATCGGACGCGACTGGCCGTCCTTGATCTTGCGGATCACCTTCACCGATGCGTCGTTCATCATCCACGACAGCTTGCCGCCCTGACGGTACGCCGGGTCGATCGAGTGGATCAGGTCCACGAGGTCGTCGTAGATGACCGTCGAGGTCTGACCGGTCGTGCCGGTCTTGCCCGAAGCCGCCGCCGTCACGATGCCCTTCGGCTGCGAGGAGCCGGTGCCCGTGGTGAAGTAGGTGTTCTGCACGCGGCCAAGACGCTCGGCCAGCAGATCGACCACGAGCGCGTCGATGTTGATCTGCGAGTCCTGAAGCAGCTCGAACGGCACGGTGACGACCTTGGAGCTGAACTTGTAGACGTTCAGGCCCACGGTCGAGAACGCGGCATCCTGCGAAGCCGCCGCCGCATTTTCCGCGACCAGCTCACCCGTGTTGCTGGTGTCGTCGCAGGTCGGCCAGTTCATCGGATTGCCCTGCGAGGTGTGGAACACCGTCGCCACCGAACGCATCCCGCCGTACGCCTTCATGCCCTTGATGAGTTCAGCCGCCACGTCGGTCTGGACGGTGTAACCGCCTTCCGAGTTGGTGCCGACCGACATCGTGTTGCGAACCGACTGCCACTCCTGCGCCGAGAGGGCGTTATCGCCGCCACGGAGCCACTTGTTCAGCAAGGCATTCTTGGGCTGGTCGGTGACTTCGATGCCCATCTCACGGGCCTGGCGAGCAGCATCGAGCGCCAGGATGTCGTTCTCGCGCTTGATCGCCGCATCGACGCGGCCGATCTCGTCCAGCTTTTCGTCGTACTGCGCCTGCGCCTTCTCGTCCCAGCTCGCGGCGGGAGTGTTCTCGTGCAGATTGCGGGCTTCCTTAGCCAGCGCGTTGCGGCGCTCCCGCATGGCCTGAATGGACTCAGCCATCTGTGGTCTTACCTCGTAGGTTAGGAAATAAAAAAGCCGCCTTTCGGCGGCTTCTCTGGTGCGCGGGAGCGAATCCGTTACGCAGCAGCTAGGTCGAGCAATCGCAAGGCCCGTTCGCGGGCGGCTGCAATCTGCTCGTGTTCTTTGTTCTGATCAGGGGTGGCCTCGCTAACCGCAACCTCTTCGCCAAGCGCGACCGCTTCCGGAGCCTTCGCGTAAGCCGTCAGGTTCCAAGCGTTCTTCGCCTTCTCGGCCTTCGGCTCCAGCTCGTCGGCGAAGCCGCGCGCGATGGCGTCATCGGCTTCCATCCACGTCTCGGCGTCCATCAGGGCCGCCATGTCCTCGCGGCTTGCGCCGGTCTTGGCGGCGTACTGGTCGGCGATGGTGCCGTCGATCTTTTCCAGCAGCGACGCGGTTTCCAGCATCGCGTTCTTGTCGCCCATCTGGAGCGTCCATGCGTTGTGGATCATCAGCATCGAGCCGGGGGCCATGACGACCTCATCGGCCGCCACCGCGATCACCGACGCAGCCGAAGCGGCCAGAGAATCGACGTGGGCCACGAAGCGGGCCGAACTACGCTGCATCGCCGACACGATGGCGCGGGCCTCGAACACGTCGCCGCCTGGGGAATTGATGCGCAGGTGGATGGTCGAAGCCTTCGCCTCGTCCACGGCCTTCAGGAACTTGGCCGCCGTGACCCCGCCGCCCGTCCAGAAGTCCTCGCCGATCACGTCGTAGATGTAAATCTCGGCCTCGTCGCCTTTCGCCACCACGCGGAACTCGCGCGGGCGGTCTGCGTTGTCACGCAGCAGCTTGGGAAGTTGGAGCATTGGGATCGGGTTCCTGGGTGGTGGGGTCGTGCAGTTCGTCCCCGCCAGCAATCGGGGGCAGGTTCTTCAACTTGCGGACTTCGTTCTGCGTCATCCACGCGGGGTTCTGCGTCCCGCCGAGGGCCGCCTTGAAATACTCGGCCTGCGCCTGGAGGTCACCTTGCGTCAGGCCGTCACGGTTGAACTCAACGAAGTTGCGCGAGATGCGGAACAACTTGCGGTTCAATTCCTGCTCGAAGCGCCGCAGGTGCGGACCGAGCGTGTAGATCACGAAGGCCGTGCCCATCTGCTCGATGCCGGAGCCCCACGAGGTGGACTTCTCGGTTTCGCCGATCATGAAAGGCGGGACGCCAAAGGCGCGGGCGATGTCGATGACCTGAAACTTGCGCGACTCCAGAAGCTGGGCGTCGGCGGCGTTCATGGACAATGACGTGATGTCCAGCCCTTCGGTCAGAATCAGCGGCGTGCCCGGATTTGAGCCGGCTCCGTACTTGGCGACGAACGCCTGCCGGAACGTCTCCTGCAACTCGGACGACATCGAGGCCGGAGCCTTGACGACGTACTGGAGCTGCGCGCCCGACCCGTAGAAGTTGCCGGCGAACTCGTCGGCGCGGATGGCCGTGCCAATCGCCTGCCGTGCGGCGTGGCCGATCACCGACAGCGAACGGCAGCCGTCGAAGCCGCAGCCGGGGAAATGCAGCATGTCGTCCTGATCGACGGCGAACGATCCAACCTTGCCGTCGATCTCGTCCTGCACGATGTAGCGCAGGCGGCCGTCCACGCGCCTGACCGTCACCTGCTCGTGCCGAAGCGGAATGAGCTGGTCAACAAAGGGGCTCAGGCCGCCACCCTTGCGCTGGATCAGCACGAAGGCATCGCCTCGGAGCAACACCTGTGCGGTGACGTACTCCCACATGGAAGCTGCAGTAAACAGCGGGCATGGCTGCTCGTTCAGCAGCCACCAGTAGTCGTGCTTAATCGCCAGCCGCGAGCCGTCATCCTGCCGCTGGTAGGTCTGACAGGGCATCTGCGGGACTGCGCCCGAGATCAGGCGCACGCAGGCGTAGACGGCCGACACGCGCATGGCGGTGAACTCGGTCACGGGTACGCCAGCTGCCGTGTTGTTCGCGCCGAAAATCTGCCCCATCCGAACCGCGTCGGACGAGGGCACATCGGTGTATTCGATGGAGTTCGCGACGGTTTGCACCGCCCGATCAATGGCAATCGCCGCTTCCAAGCGATTCTTGGCAATCTTTGCGGAGTCTTGCATCAGATCACCACGAACCCTTGTTGAATGACGGTTGAAACCTGCTCGTGGCTTGCTGCCGTGCCAACGGCCATCGCCAAGGCCACCAGGCCGTCGATTCGGCCAGTGGACTTCTTCTTGGTGAACTTGCGGTTTTCCGCCGCGTCGATCTCTAGCGCCGCATTCGCCGCGCACATGTAGAGGACCGGATGATTGCCGTGCCGCAATTCCTGTCGCAGCAGCATCGTCTCCAGCTCACGGAGTGCGGGGGACATGGACACCATGCCCTGCCCGAACTCCACGAACCGCTCCAGTTCCTTCTCGGTGAAGCCGGCCCGCACGAGGCAGGGCCGCAGGAATTTCATGTTGTAGCGGTCGAACGCAAGCGCCTGCACGTCATGGCGGTTGAACACGCCGCGCAGGTAGTGCGCCACGAAGTCGTAGCTGATCGACGCGCCAGGGGTCGCCTGGAGCTTCCCGTCTCGATGCCACACGTCGTAGGGCACGCGGTCCTGCCGCGCCTTCTCCATCAGCCCTTGCTCGGGCAGCCAGAAGGTCGGCTCCACGTCCCATTGCCCACCCTGCTCACCCACCAACACCAAGGCGGTGAGGTCGGACACACTGGACAGGTCGAGGCCGCCGAACACCTTGCGCCCCCGGAGATCACGAGGGGCTTCGCCGTTCGACTCCCACACCGACCGACTCACGAACATGGCCGTGGGGTCGATGCGCTGATTCAGGATGAGGTTCCTGTACCCCGCTTCCGCCGAGGGCATCCGCTTGGCCGCATTCGCTTGGTCGAACACCTCGTCTCGATTCATGAAGACATCGAAGTGCGGGTTCGCCTGCCGGATCGCTTCCTCGCTGAAGGGGTCCAGCGCCTCGTCGGCGGTATAGAGCACCACCTTCGTGCGAGGATCGCCGCCTTTCAGTGCATCGTCGATCAGCACCGAAAGAAGATCGGCGTCGGTCGGCGCTTGCGTCGAGATGATGATCGTCAGCGGCGACTCTTGGGCCGCCGATGCCGTCTCCAGCGCCTCGTACAGCTCGCTACGCGGCCCGCGCGTCTGCCCCAGCTCGTCATGCACCACGAACACGGGCGACAAGCCCATGGCCGTGGAGGCGTCCGCAGACAGCGCCCGGTAGACCGTGCCGATCTCAGGGCACACCAGCGACTTCGCTGACTCCCGGATCTGCACATAGGTGGCGAGGTCCGGCGAGAACCGCACCACCTTGGCCGCCAGGTTGAACAGCACCGCCGCCTGGTCGCGCGACTGCGCCGCTGAGTAGAGCTGCGAGTTCTCCCGCGCCTCGGGCCCGACCAGATGCAGCAACAACAGGAACGCGGAGAGTGCCGTCTTGGCGTTCTTGCGCCCCATCGACAGGATGAAGCGCCGGGTCGGCGTGTCGTAGATCGCGCAGATCCACTCACGCTGCTGCGCCGTCAGCTTGACCGGCTGCCCGACCAGCTTGCCTTCGGGGATGCGGCAATTCGCCTCAATCCATTGGCAGTTGCGCTCGCCTCGCGTCAGGCGTCGAGCACGTCGTGGGTTTGCCACGGCTTCCTGCCATTCGCCTTGCGGCTATCGGTGTCCGCCTTGTCCGCCCGGTAGCGCGCCTGTTGCGTCAAGCGCATGGCCCGTGCAAGGGAACTCATCTCAGCCGACAACGCCGCCTGGAGCTTGCGCAGATCCTTGTATGTGCCAAGCTGCGACGGGTCCGACAGCATCGCGGAGGCGGTTTGCCGCACCAGATCAGCCAACATCTCGGCCTGCACCGTCGCGCGGCAGTATTGGGCGAGCAACGGAATGCTCCCCGCGTCCCACCAGTCGCCTGGCTTGGTCGCCGCCACGCGGCCCCACACCTCGGCTTCCTCCACCGACAGATCGGAGGGGGGTTGCAGCAAACGGACAGGCAGCGCCGTGACCGTCGCAAGCTCTGCGGCGGATTTGCGGCCTGCTTGTTTCACTGTTTGCGCCTAGCTGAACGGAAAAATGTACGGATTTAGCGAAGCGAGGGTGTACGGGTGGTCATAAGGCCGGCAGCCCTAGACTTTCGATGCCCCCTACCACTCCCGTCCGATCGGGTTGCCATGCACATCGCAGCCTCTTGCCTGGCCTGATTGCTCCTCGGCCTGCTTCACTGCGCTATGGCATGTGGCACACAGGCTCTGGAATGGGCCTGCGTAGAACAGGGCGAGATCCCCTCGGTGCGGGGTGATGTGGTCACACACCGTCGCTGCCGTGATCCTGCCCATCTGTAAGCAATACCGACACAGCGGCTCCTTCGCCAACTGCGCCTTCCGCATCTTCAGCCATCGGGCTGTGCGGTAGAGGTATGCGTGCTGACCCACGGCTATTCCAGTTGATCGCAGCCCAATTCGCCTCGACCGCCTGGCGATCCTCTCGGCGTCGGTGGCTGCCCTTGCTCACTTGCCTCGCCACACGTCGTCGTTGCCATGCCCAAACAGGAACAGGTAGGCGAAGGCCGCCACCGCCAGCACGAACACCACTAGATCAACGAGCCAAGTCATTTGTACGTATTCGTCCCCACGACCGCCTTGCCCCCGGTGAGGACATAGATGTCGTACTTGGTGCGGCTGTCCTGCCCGGTCACGGTGAAGTCCGTGCGGTCCTTGCCCGTGAACGCAAACGTGCAGCCGTCCACCGCAAAGGTCGATCCCGCTTCAACCCGACAACCGGAGCTGCGGTTGGTGTGCGTGCCGCCCTGCACCTTGATGCTGACCTTGCCGTTGTAGCCGTGGGCCTGCATTCCGTTTGCGTTGTTGTCCGTGATGCAGTCCACCAGCGTCACGTCCACATTGCCCGTCACGTTGGAGCGCACCCAGCCGAGAAACCCAGCGCGGTTGTTCTTGGCGATGCATCGCTCCAGGCGGGCGTCCGTGATGCTTCCGCTGTCCGGCTCGAAGTCCCATCCTGCACACGGCCCATTCGGCGCGCCTGCGGTGTCACTGGATACGCAGTCGTAGGCCCGAAAGCCCGTGCAGGCAAACACACTGCACCCTTGGCGGCGATTCCCCGTCGAGACGATGTTGCGCGCCTCCACGTTGTCGCCGCTCACGATCCAGCCGTCACCTGTGCAACGACTGATTTGGACGTTGCTGGCCTTCGCCCCGTCGCCCTTGAGGTGGAGGCCATAGCCCCACTCATCGGTCCCGGTGGTCGAGTAGGCGTGTGTATCGCGGTCGCCAAGGATCTGGCCGCCGTCAATCGAACCACCCGCCAGTACGGTGACGAGGCAGTAGCGCGCCGCATCGTTTGGCTTGACCTTGAGAACGGCCTGCGGGTCCAGCTTGACGGCCGTCGAGACCGTCAGCCCCTTCACCGCATCCAGCAGATACGTGCCCGCTGGCATGGGCAACCCCTTGTTCCACAGCGCCTGCACCTTGTCCGTCACGTCCGTCGCGCCGGTCTTGTCCACCGCAGCCCACGGATCGCTGGCGGCCTTCAGGCTGGCAATCGTCGCGTTCGCGGTGTCGAGCTGTGCCTGGATCTGGACATTCGCCGCGCTCAGGCTGTCGTTCGTGGCCTTCAAGGCATCGATCGTTGTCTGCGAAGCAACACGCTCCGCATCCAGCGCCGCCGATGCCTGCGCCAGCAAGTCTTTCGTGTCCGCCACTGCCTACTCCTACACCAGCGCGTCGCGCTCGTCCCAGCCACACGGAGGTTCGGGATACACGGGCTTTGGCCATGCACCATCGCCTTGGTTGTCGTACACAAGACGCTCGCCGATCCAAGTCCTGAAGATGTAGTGCGGCTTCGTCCCGTGCCAGTCGATCTCTCGTGGCGCTTTCACTTGCCCCTCGCCCAATCACTCAGACTGCGATGCCGCAGCGCGCAATCCCGGTATAGGTCAATCACCTGCGCCGCCCATGCGCTCCATGCGTCCTGCGAGTCGTCCGCCGGCTCCGGCATGACCGGACACAGCACGACAGCCTCACTTGGATATGGCCGCGTTGCCTGCACGGATCGCGTCGCGCAACCCGTCAGCAACAGGAGCAGGCACAACGCACCGGCTAGGGTTCGCACGAATCACCTTCTCGATCTTGGGCGCGGCTTTCGGAGCGGACAGCGCCTTGCGTAGCGCCTCGTCCTTGTCGAACGCCTGCTTCTGCCAATACTCGACCTGCGCGCGTTCGGCCTTCAGTTCGGCGTTCTCGCGCTCCGTGCAGTCCTTGCGGGCTTCCGTGCCACCTAAGCGGTACATCCACGCCGTGTAGGCGAGGAAGGCCGCCAGCACCAGCACAGCGCCGGCCTCGCGGACGTAGGGGATTCTCACGCTTCCGCCTCGGCCAACTGCTTGCGGGTAAACGCCAGCGGGTACATCGCCATCATCCTGAAGTTCGTGCAGGCGATTGGCGGCAGGCCCTTGGGCGTTTCCCTGTATTCGCAATAGGGTTGCAGGATCTCGGACACCACGCCGATGACGCGGCCCGCCCGATCAAACACCGCCGCGCCCGAACCCCCCGGCGCGCCCTCTACGTCCATCAGCAACTTGCCGTCCTCGGTGCCGGCGACATAGCCCTTGCGGAGCATGTCGTGCATCCCGAGCGGGTTGCCGTAGTACCAGAAGTCCTCGCCCTGCACCGGACTGCGACCGAACTTGGCCCATCGGTCGAAAGCGATGTTCAGGCGCAGCAGCGTATGGTCTTTGCCGTCATCTATCCGGGACAACACCTTGGCGTCCCGGCCGTCCACCGTCTCGATCTCAGCGTGGTTCAGGCAATGCGTCGCGATCAGGATGGTCGTAGGCCCGACCGCCGCAGCGCTGCACACGCCATCCGCAAACTCCACACGGAACGCGGCAGGCTTCACCGCCACCACCGTGTCGGGCAATGTGCTACAGCCACACCCCGCAAGCATCAGCGCCAGGAGTGCGGCCAGCTTCATTGTCGTGCCCTCGGAAAAGATGCCAGCCCCTACGTGCGCACGTATGACTGGCTGCGCGGCCAAGCGCGGGCGGCCCACCGGATGTTTCCAGTGAGCTGCGAAGCCCTGCGGCTAACTCAGGGCCAACTCTTAAATCAACTACGCGGCCAGATCGCCGCAACCAACTGCGCCCACTCGCCGCCTGTCAGCAGGTGCCACACGACCAAGCCCGCGCCGAGTACGGCGACAAAGGCGGTCAGCAGGGTGGTGCGCTTGTTGGGGGTCATGCGCGCTCGACTTTCCATTCCCGATTGATTCTGGCGAATCCCTCATCGATCAAAAGATAAGCCGCCAGCTTGACCTCAACCGAGGGCGTCCATTCGGGCAATTGCTTGCCCGCGTTTACCCTTTCAACGATCTCACCCATTGACGCAGGGCCGGCAGTCAAGACATCAATCACCGAGGCCCGCAGATTGGCGCTCATCAGTCCGTCCCTCCAACCTTGTAGTCGTCCGCCTCGCCCACGCCGTCTTTCGCGTAATGCGCCAGCCGGAAGGCCAGCACCGCGCACATCCACGACAGCCGGAAGGCGATGCGTTTCATGCGGCAAGCCTCGCGTGCGCCGCCGCGATTCGCTCGGATGCGATGGCGAAGTATTTATCGTCCCGCTCAATGCCGATGAAGCGCCGGCCGGTGTTGGCGCAGGCTACG